TCCATATAGTGTCCATATACTCAAACAAAACTTTTGATTGACGGAAAGCAGCGCCAACTATTATTATTTTTCTTCTAGGCATGAATAATGCTCTTAGGATAGAATATAATGCTAGTATAAAAGATTTACCCATACCACGACTACCTATAAGCATTGGGAACTTCTTGTTCCACATCTCTTGCAATAACAGAGATTGGAATGGCGATATTTCAATATTCAAAATATATTTACATGCGAAAGAAAAATATTCAGGCTGCATAAAAAGCCAAGCAATTCTTTCTAATATTCTATCGTTGTCTCCATCATGGAATATAAAATCAATTGGATTGAATAGATCTTCTTCTTTTACACTTATGCCAAGCCATGCATCTTGTAGCATTTTTTCTATGTTTTCTTTTTTCATCACAGTCTCTTTAGTATATTTTCTATTGAGTTGTTTTGACCTTTGCCAAACAAAATATCAGCAAACCCATACTCGACAGCCTGCTGACCATCAAGTATCCAGTCTTCTTTTACATTTAGCCGACGCTTCAAGATTGCTTTTATTTCTACAGGCTTCTTGCCTTTAAATGCTACGCCCTTTTTGCATGCGGTAACATATATGTCATACATTAGTTCTTTTGATCTTTTGAGGGCCTCAGCGTTCGATATAAACTGCTTTGTTGTTCCACTGGACTCGCAAGACCCTTCATGTATTAACCACTCTGTATGGGGGTGTGTGACCCTTAGACCTTTACCTATGACTGCTTGCGGTATAATACTACCCATAGAAGATGCCGATCCATAACACAAAAATAAGAATTTGGATTTGCTTGCCCTTATTGCATCATATATCGCAAAACCAGCATTCTGGTCTCCGCCAATATTATATTGATGAACAATTATTGGGTTATTATTCAGCGACTCAAGCATTGTTAGGTTTTTGATAAACTCTACAGCATGTTTCGATCCTAGCCCATCATCTCCCGACTCAAGAAATATTTCTCTTGTCTGCGACAATAAGCCATAGTCGTGCCAATTTGATAAGGCTGAATATATTTGTGATCTATTCGGTCGGTTCATAGAACATCTCATTCAACCTCTTAAAAATACTGTTAGCTACCAAGAAGGCGTTTTCTTTGTTATCACAGAAAAGAATATGTATGCCATACCAGTTTTGGTATTCCATTAAAGATCTAAGCAAATACTTACCTGTTATACGTCGCTTTTTTATTTGTGCCTCAACATAGGCCGGTCTGGTTTGTTTCATATAATCAGAAAAAATAGAATTCGGGTAATCTACTAAGTCTGACATAGAAAATTCACAGATAATGTACTTAAACGCGAAGTCCTTCATTCTCTGCATCTCTTTATCAAAGGCTTTTTTCTTTTTCCCCAGATTGTTTGCTATTTCTTCTACAGAGAACTTTCTCTCAATGCAAACCATTTCCTCAAACCCCTTGAGTGTATAGTCTCCAGTTTTAAGAGTTTCTTTCTGCATCCCCGCGCACTTATCATATTCACCAAAGTACCAACCCTTTTGCTCTCTGGTGTCTTGTAATACTGTATATTTAGGAATAGTTTTTTTAGCCATCTATTAACCCCAATAAATAACCTTCGTAATGCCCCTCATTGCCTGTTACTTCTTTGTGACAATTATAACATAAGGTTATGCCATTATTGACATCAAACCTCAGAGAAGAGGCGCTAGCCCACTTTCTAATGTGATGAACATACAATTTCTTCTTTTTGCCATTCGTCTTGCACATCTTGCAAGTAAACTTATCGCGCTTCAAGACATCCATCCGAAACTTCTTGTAAGCTGGATCGTCGTAATTCCTCATCTATGTCTGCCTCCGTCATTAACTCTGCTAGTCTTCTGAATTTGATTTCGGGTTCCCATCCAAGCTCTTCTCTTGCTTTGGCCGGGTTACCAAGTAGGTAATCAACTTCAGCGGGTCTAAAGAATTCAGGGTCAATGTACACGTACTCACTCCAATTATCAATGCCAGCGTACCCAAAAGAGCATTCCAGAAACTCCTCAACACTGTGTGTCTCTCCAGTAGCAATGACATAATCGTCTGGTTCTTCTTCTTGCAGCATGAGCCACATTCCTCGTACATAGTCTTTTGCATGTCCCCAGTCTCTCCTTGCTTTTAGGTTTCCAAGTCTTAGTTTTGGATAACTTTCGTCTTTTCCGGAAGCAACAAATCTTCCAATCCATTTTGTTATTTTGCGAGTAACAAAGTTTTCTCCCCGTCGCTCACTCTCGTGGTTAAACAAAATACCGCTAGAGGCGTGTATACCATAACTATCTCGATAATTTCTAACTAGGTGATGTGCAGCTAGCTTAGCTATAGCGTATGGAGACTGAGGCATAAACGCTGTGTTTTCGTCTTGATATTTTTTATATGTAGTTGTCGAACCTTCAGTGATGCCAACAATAAGACTATCACCTACGCTTTCTTCTGTTTCAGCAACAACGGTAAAGTTTTTGCCAAACATTTCGCTAGAAGAGGCTTGATAAAATCTAATATCTTTAACTCTTGGAGAAACTCTAATCGCCTCTAGAATATTTAGGCATCCTCCGGCGGTCACATCCCAAGTAAGAGTCGGTTGCTTAAAAGACGTACCAACATGAGATTGAGCAGCAAGGTTATAAACTTCGTCTGGCTCGTATTTATTAATAATGTCGGAAACACAAAATCCGTCAGTAATGTCTCCCTCAACTAGAATGAAGTTTTCATTTTTTTGGTGTTCGCCAATTCTTTCGGTTGTGTCTACGCTACTCCTTCTAGCGACACCAACTACTCTATAATTTTTTGATATTAGCAAGTCAGTTAAATAACTTCCGTCTTGGCCTGTAACTCCAAAAACAATCGCTGTTTTCATATTATTCACCTTTAAAAGTATCACTTGTTAGAAACGGTTGGTCTAATTGACCATCTTCGTATTTAATGTATTCCGATAAACGCTCTTTCTCTGCGGCTGTAGCTAATCGCATTTTTTCCATCTCTATACCTATCTTGGTTCTAAAAGTAGGATCTGATGCAATCTTTTTCACCAAAGACGCAAACGTTAGCTTAGAGTCTTCTATAGCTTTGATTCTTTGCTCACGAGTACCTTTTAGATCCTTGAGCATTGTTGCTTTTCGTGCTTGAAGATCTTTGTAATCCTTGGATAGCGTCTCTTGCGCGGCCCTCTGCATAGCTATTTGCCGTTCTAACGACGAGATGTAGTCACGGTCCTGATCTTCTTTATCTCTTTGTTTCTCGGCTATGATGAGAGCCTGAACGCCCTCAATGTCATCTAGATTTTCTTGCTGTGTCGTTAAGATCCTATTCATTAGAATCTCAAGCTTAATTGTATCCACGATTTGGATTTCTTCTGTGTGAAACACGTCGTCTTTGAACTGCGCCCACATTTTGGCGAAGTGGAACTGAAAAAGCTCTAATTCGGAACTCGAGAACTGAGTTAAAAGCTCCTTAAAGTATGGTTTACTTTTTAATTCCTGATGAGCCTCTATTTCCTTCTTCTGACTTTTAGACAGCCCAACATTCGTTTCGATCCAGTTTTTAACCGACGATACATTTCTGTCTAGCTGATCCGCTATGTGCTCAGGAGAAAGAGCCTCGCAGTTCTGCTCGATAAATTCAATCTCTTCTACCGAGAACCGTCCCTTCTTCTTGTCTTTGCTAGTTTCAGACATAATTATTCCCCCTCAACAATCTTTTTAATTATACTCTCTATTTCAAGCCTTCTCTTTTTAGATATAGATACACCCGAACACAGTCTGAGATAATCAGCCCTCATATTCGCTGGTATGTTGTTTTTTACTAGCTCTTTTATTTCTAGATCAGAGATTCTGGATAAAACATCTTGATCTTCTCTCATTATACTAAAGTTTTCGATACTATGTGCTTCAAGAAGATTCTTTTTTCTTCTCTGGACATTTTCTGCCTTGCCTTCGTCCTGTCGATAATAATTGTCTCTCTTAAAGTTCTTAAGTCTGTTGGCTATATGTACAAACAAGAAATTTTCTAGTGGTCTAGACTCATTATATCTTTCAAGAGCTTCCATACCTATAATAAAAGCCTCCTGCTTAATGTCTTCTATCGAATAAAACGCAAACGTATATTTATTAGACAACTTGTCGGCAACTTTAGTAATAACGTCAACAACTTCCTGTTCTGACATATTACTAGGTATCTTCATTAACTGTCGCCGCCCTCTTCTTCTATAATAACATTAACAGTTAGTTCCTCAATGATAGCTGCAGCTTCTTCAGTCGCCGGGTCTTCAATTTCTAATTCAGAAGCCACAGACTCCTCTAGCTCCCCGGAAGCGCGCGCCACGAACTCAGATTCTACCTGTTTCGGTTGATTTTTATCGTGTGACATGTTATCTCCATTGCACTAAATATAAAATTACCTATAATAATAATAGGCTTTTGTAAAAAACTATACACAAAAAAAGACCTAATTTGAAAAATACAAAACAAATAGGATATTAGCAGGAAGGAAAGGGCGATATGGATAGCGAGAAAAACATGAAATTCTGTACCGGGTGTGATGAATATAAAGAGTATACTAGTGAGTTCTTCCATAAGAATGGTGCTAAGCTGAGTACTAGGTGTAAAGCTTGTCATAATAAACGAAAAAGGGAGAGGCGAAATGGTCTTTTAATGTCCAAAGAAGAAATAGCTGAGCGCAGAAAAGAGGCGAACAAGAAAAAAAGGGAGATGTTTACACAAGAGTGTGATACAAAGGGGCAACCATGTAAGATGTGCGGGGAGAGAAGACCTGTGGGCGATTTCTATAAGTCACATCAATACCGAACAAGTGCAAAATGTAAAGAGTGTTCCAAAGAATACGCTAAAAAATACCATGAAAAAACTTACGCCAACAAAAAGCAGTATTATAGAGACTACTACCAAAAGAATAAAGAGTACCGACAGGAGTGGCAGAGAAAGTATAGGGGCGAGAACTGGGACAAAATAAAGGAATATAGAGATAAGCCTCATCAAAAAGTGAGAAAGGCGCAGTCAAAAAGGCTAACCAAGCTACTAAAGGCTAAGGGTATTTGGAAAAAGAACAGTATCTTGAAATATATAGGCTGCACTAAGGAAGAATTGGTGGCGCATATAGAAAAACAGTTCAAACCGGGCATGAATTGGGAAAATTATAGCTTATATGGGTGGCACATAGATCATATACGGCCATGCGCATCATTTGACCTCACAAAAGAGGAAGAAATACAGAAATGTTTCCATTATAGCAACTTGCAACCACTTTGGGCCGAAGAGAATCTAAAAAAAGCGGCGACTTGGAGCGATGAGGGGAGGTCTGGAAGGATTGGGTAAGACATACAGAAATATTTTCGACTTAATGTTTGAACCCCCCCGGCCACAACGACAATAGGTACTGCCAACGTGACAGAATAGAAAAGTATAGGGTGCCATTATGACAGTAGATACTGCCAATAAAAAAGATATACTTATCTCGATATTATATTAAAGTAATACTTGACTTATAGCCGATATATGTTATAGTTAAGTAGTTAAGTTAATAAACGAAAACAAAAAAGGAAGCGACAATGGTAGATAAAGTAATCGAGATAGTAGGTAAGGTATCATTAACGGTTATTGTTGTGTATGCAGTATACTTTTATACAACAGAATTAATTAGAATTATTTCTTAAAATAGTTAAGATTGCTATTGACTTTTGACGATACTTAGTATATACTACTAGTATAACAATTAAACA